ATCACTGGCTCGGTCGTCCGCGGTTATAACTGCTTTTATGTTTGCGTTAGCCATGTTTACTTTCAATCCTTTGCTTCTCTTGTATTTGAGCATGGATGTATAGGTTTGTATAGAACGTGTCTACAGGCTCTTGCTCTAGTTCAGCCTGTGACATTCCAAACAGCTTGCGGTACATGTATCTGTCTACTTCTGGGCTGCTTCCTCTCCCGTTGTAGATGTACTGGTCGATTCGCTCTCTACTTTTGGGTCAATGGGGTCACCTCCCTCTATAGGCCGCCCAGTCAATGTCTCAAAGCACTTCATGACCACTGCCCCATCCAGCCCATCAAGGTCACCTTTAACTACTTTATCGCCACCATACACACCATCTAGTAGATACTCCTTCAGAATATCTAGCATCACAATTGTAGCCGTTTTATTATCTTCCGCATCCACGCCGTTAATCTTTTGGATCATGTTGTCAAACTCAATCACTGGGATTGACCTGAATGTCAGATAGTCGTCCTTGTTCTCTTCGCCCAAGAAAGCTAGACTGAGCTTTCTCTTAATTACTATATTTGCCATGTGGCCTCCTTAACTTTTTACATTTCTCGAATAACAAAATAAGCTCCTGCACCAATTCTGGTGACCTGGAGCCTATATAGTCCAAATTAAAAGCAATACTATCAAGATTTGCACCATAAGCACGACTAGCGATTGCGGTGGGACTGTCTTCATAGACTGATATTTTCGTTACTATTCCACGTTGCACGGACAACGCTCCTCTCTATTATTAGTAAGATGCTTGGGCGTTGACGAGGGTAGCCGTAGAGATGATGTCTAGGGCGTTGGCCGCGTCATAATTGGCCTTGAAGTTAATGGTCTGTTTGGCTATTTCATTCAGGGTAAAGTCAGGCTCCCATTCGCTAAAGTCCACTCTTGGGAATCGTAGGGTCAGGATTGAGCTTGAGCCGTTTGTAAGGGCGACCTCCATAGCTCGGTAGGTTCCATTCAACATGTAATCGCGGTAGGTGTCAGCTTCTAGGTTCAGTTCTAATGTTCCCTCAACAGCAATCTGCTGGTTCAAAACATCTTCAGGTTCAACAGTACCCATTACAGAGTCGAACATCGTATTCTTACTGACAGTTAGTTCCAAGCTCTTTAGTGAAATGGCAGTGGCTGCGGTCAGATCGCCTACGGCGGCTGCTAGTTTAACTCCGACGTGCTGGTGTAGGAACTTAGATCCTAGCGAGGTGAATACCGGAGTAATGGTGGTCCACTCATCTGCGGTCTTACTCTTAAATCCGATGGTGTAGTTTACAATCCCACTTGGCTCGGCTGAAATCTGAAAGCTATCTACCATTCCCAGTTTGTACATGTCTTTTCGGTCTGGGTCGCTCCAGTATATGGACACGCTCTGGTGTTGGTTTGAGTTGCTTAGAGTATAGGTATGTGTGTAGGGGTTTGATCCTGAACTTGACGGTACAGCTCCCAAGACTCCTGCTAACACCACTCCTAAAGCTTTATCGTATAGCTGAGCCTCTACTTCGCCCTCGCCCATCTTCATAACTACATATTTGGAGTCACCGTCAGCCAGCACTCCCATGCCCTGATCTTCTCGGGCCTCTTCTACGGTGTCTTTGAAACTCATAGTGGCAAATGGCACCCAGAAGTAATCTGAAGAAGAAGTAGGTGGTACTCCTCTTGAGTCCTCTAGTGCTAGGGCTAGACTGCCTCTTCGTCCGGCAAACTTAGTCATTTAATCGCTCCTTTATAATTCTGGTTGCTTCTTCGAGTAGCTGTTCCTTGCCAACAGTCCTGCCCTCGATAAATTCATGATAATGCTGTATGACTCCCAGTAGCTTATCGGCATAAGCCGCGTACTCAGGATTGCTGAAATCAACTTGTGGTTCTGTTTTTGGTACTATCTTTCGTGCCATATTTGTTCCTTATACTACAGTTACTTCTGTGTAGACCCTTAGTGTTACTTGTGCTGCTTTGGCGATTCCACCCTCATAAGGGTATTCTCCCCACTGACAATCGGCTGCGTTTACGAATAAAACCGTCGTGTCATTTGGCAAGCTATCAAGCTCAAAGTCAGTATCGACTGCATTTATTATTTCGTCAACAACCTCACCGACGACTTTCTCGGCGTAGTCTAGCCGATCATACTGGCTCTCAGATACAAAGTCCTGGCCCTCGGGGAATAGAACTATTACGTTGTAGGCGTATATCCTAGAGTTCTCAGCGTTGCTGCTGAACTCGCCCTCTAAATCTGCGGCCGTCACAAACACTGCAGGCCAGCCATCGGGGTTGTCAATTGGAGCTGGATATACTTTTTGCACAGACTCTAGTACATCTATCTTAGAGATTATCTGCTGTTTTATCATGCTCATTGCACTGTAAATCATACTTCCCTACCTATCTCGTCCAGTGTATCCTGAACGGCTTTCTCAAATTCCTTACTAACGGCATCCTCTTTAGTCTGAACAGCATCAGCCAAGAATGGCCTGGCTCGCATAAACCTCGTCCCATCGTGGACAAATGCAGCGTATTCAATGTCTGGTTGGACCACACCCATAAGAGGTGAGGGGAATTGTATCCCTCTGACTGCGGCACTCTTCAGTCCGCTTGTAACAACGTTAATCCCTCTAGTACCACTGACGTTTATGATCTCTTCCTTTTGGATCTCGATGGTTGCCCTACGAATGGCAATAGCTAGGTTCTTTTTCATCTTTAGGGGTGCCTTGTTAAAAGCCGCCCTGATCTCGTCTATATTCTTAATCTTTACCTGTATGTTCATCGCTGACCGTCCCTACTGATAAGAGTTAGCTCTTTATGATCCTGCAGAGAAGCCCCAGAGTATTCTATAATACCCTTAACTGAGTAAACCTTATCGGTATCTATGATGTGGATCTCGTCGCCCTCTTTAACGTCCACAGAGGCATCTACAAAGGCCGTCCACATAGTTCCGTAGCGTCCACCCTCCATACCCACTCGCTCGGGTGTCATGGGCTGTATATCGCTGTTATAGGCAGTAAGGGTAGCCGACATTGAATACCTATTAGTAACCCCTATCCTCCGTCTACGAAAGATCTGAATTGTTTCATTAGGGAAGTATAGGGTCATAGGGAATCTGCCAAGTTATACCGTTTGTATCGGGACAAAAGTTCGTCTAATCCTAGTTGGTCTATGACTGAGTTCCCATCACTGGTATTGGCTTGGAAGTATTCTATCGAACGCTGGCCCTCTTGTTTTTTCTTAACGGCTGTTCCACTAGCACTGTTCTCTACATAGAAGCAGGCTAGGGTCACACACGCCTCGGCTAGATCAACAGGGATTGTGGTATATCCGGCGGTGTAGGTAACTCGGTATCTGTTCCAGCCCCAGCTTATATTGGTAACTGATTCAATCACTCCAGCATTGAGGTCTGTGAAGTATATCTCACTCTCGACATCCTCGAAGCCCCCATCAGATAGGGTAGAGTTCCGTCTTTGAAAACTGGTCAGGGCAGTAACAGGGGCCATCCTAAGAACTATGGTGTTGTTGTTGGTCCCGTCGTATTCTTCGTCTGTATAAGTACTCGAGGCAAAGTGGTGGTTATAAGGTAATGCACAGTAGCTCTCAATAAAAAGAGTGGCCTGGTTTATTTTTCTTTTAATCAGGTTGTCTTTAGAGGTGTCGCCAGCATCTATTCCTAGCGATTCCTTAACGTCTGCGACCGAAGTTAATGCATAAGATAGTAAATCAGCCATTATAATAGTCCTCTTTTCAATCTCCAGTTAAGATGCACCGTTTTCCTGCAAGCCTTGCACATTCGGATATTTCTTTTTTTGTCCATCAAAAGGTTGTCACCAGAATATGGGTGTCCGTTGGTGCAATGTGTTTTCTGAGCATTTACAGCAGTGACAGTTAGGCTTCTTAAAGTATTCTCTCTCTGCGTTACAGCTTCTAAGTGGTCGGGGTTTTGGCACAATCTATTTTGACAAAGATGATCTATGGTATAGCCATCTGGTATTTTGCCAAGATAGTGTTTGTAGGCCAAGCGATGAGTTATAAAGTTCTTTTTTTTATTGCCTATATAGCCTGTAATTTGACCATAGCCACTACTAGAAACAGAACCAGTCCAGTTCCAACAGTCGCCAGTCTTATCAACCTTGCTCAATAGTCGTTCTATGACTTCTACTCTTTTTCGCATTTTGTCCCTTGCTAACTACTCTCTTAGTATTGTACTCGAAACCTACTATGTCCTTAGTCCTCTCTCCGTAGCCGCGATCTATTAAATCATGGGCTATATTAGGAGTGACATAGACTGTTTCGCCTACTTTATATTGCTTGTGGGGTTTAATTATCTTTACTCTGATCATAATATCCTGGTGCTGGCTGTGGGCTTACCACTCAAGTCTGCCAGCAGAGACATCAACGCTTTTAGTGCGTTATTAACAAGCTTAGACTGTTCCTAGACCTGCAACTTCAACGATACCGTTGGTTAATGCAAGCTCACCATCTACACGAGCCTCAACACGGACATAAGTCAGGTTGTTCTCGAAAGCTGAAGTACCGCCTACGGTAGCTTCTGTTGAAACATCAACAGTAACACCTTGTCGGTCAGCAATGTAGTAGTCTCGGAAGTCGCCAATGAACGCCTTACCATCTCCCAGATCGTTCTGTTCGTAAATAGGACGACCGCGTAGGGTTTGGGTTGGGGCATTTGCTAGTCCTGTAAGTAGGTATTGACCGTTTGAGTCTTTCAGGGTTGCAATTTTAGCCCAAGTGTTCTTGTTGGCTACGACAACAGCATTTCCACGGTAACCCTGTGGCAACTTGTAAAGTGCCTGTATCAACGTATCAGCACGTGATGCGTCGGTATTACTTGCGGTTAGAGTGGTGAATGAGTAGTTGTCGATTCCAGTTGGTTTGCCGGATCCGTTTCCAGTCCAGAAAGCTTTGTCCTCTTCTTCAGCTAGAGCTGTACCCATAAGGCCAGCAATCATGCTTACGATAGAACCACCAGTACCCAGGCTTGCATCCGCAACCAATTCGTTAGAAAGGGGTACGATTGAGGCGATTGAGTATGGAGTCAAGACAATTTCACCGAACTGAGCAGTAGAGGTGTTTTTAACCGCTGCTTCAGAACGCCAGAATGTCTTAGGTCGGCTCGCTAGAGTTGGAAGATGGAAGCTGTCAGTAGACACAGGAATAACTGTGGCTAGCTGACGCATGATAGTAGCATCACGTCGATCTTCAACAATCATATTAGCGAACTCATCAGGAACAAGGTAGCCACCAGATGCTGCTGTACCCTCTACGAGGATTTGCAACTTCTGTCGGTCTTGTCGGATAAGAGCTTCTACGAAGTGAATAGACTTCTTGCTAACTGTCGTGTTCTTCTTACCGCGTTGTACACGGTCAGCAACTTCAACTGTAACTTCTTCTAGTTTTTTAACAGATACTTCACCCATTTCAGCGTCAACAATTGTCTTGGCTGAAACTTTGGCTGGCTCTTCGACCTTGCTCATCTTCTCGATAAGGGAGTCAAGTTTGCTCATCTTCTCTTCAACTTGGCTATTAGCTTTGTCCGCTAATTTAGTAGCCAGTTCGTCGATGGCTTTGTCCTCATCCTCATCACCCTCTTCAGCTTTAATATCAGCTTCGATGGCTTGAAGTGTTTTGGCCTCTTCGTCAGTAATAGTACCTGCAGCTTGCTTTTCTCTTAATTCTTGTAGTAGACCCATTATAAGTCTCCTTTCAGATTTGAGATTAGCTTTTCACTAGTTCTCTTCATTAGTTTTGCTCGGTCAACCGTCTTGGGACTTTTGGACTCTACAATAAGTATGTCCGCAGTCTTAGCCAGTAATTTTACTGACTGCAATCTCTTGCTAACGACTTCCGGCTTCGACCCTAGCGGTGCGAGGTGTTGCAACCCCTTTACCGCATCTTCAGCTAACGCTTTCGCTTCGCTGGCTTCTTTCTTAAGCTCGGCAATTTGTTCTTTAAGCTCTGCAATACTTTCATCTTGATCTCCTATTACATCTTTAATAACGCTTTCCTTAAATCCAGCACCCTCTAAACTCTTGGCAGCAAGTAATCGTGCCTCGGGATTAGCTGGAACTGAAACCAAAGAAATCTCAAACAACTCAGCCTTAGTGATAGAGTTTCCGTCCATCTCTAATGCCCTGAACCCTACAGAGAAAGAGTTTAGTATACCCTCTTCCATTAGCTGCTTGGCGGCTCTACCGTATTCAGTAGCAGTAGAAATCCTGCCCTTGAACTTTAATACAGGACTCTTGCCAGTCTTATCTAGCCAGACTCGCTCGGCTTTGCCTAAAGGTTTCTCGTGGTCGTGCATCCATAGCAAAATCGGATTCTTCTTAAAGTTAGTTAGGCTCCATCCGCTCTGTACTACAACTTCGCCTTGACGATCCTCAACTTCGCTTGATGCAACGGCAGTGAAAAAGTCGTCGGCTTTCTCTTTAATCTCTGCATTTGTATATAGTGTGTTCATTGTTATCCTTTACGCTCTAAGTAAACCCTATTTTTTATTATCGTCAACAACCTACAAAACTACTGTTGATCCGCAGTCAGCTCATCGTGCTCGTTAAAGTAGTCAATCAAAGTAAGCGTTATACCAATGTCGGGTTTGGGGGGCGGCTTCATCTGAGCGTGAAGCTCTTTGTGTGGTTCCCATACAGTCTCTACAGTTACTAGCCGTCTTAACATCTTCTCGTGATGAGTCTTATACCAAGCACGCTCCCATAGGAAGTGGTGGGTAGTAAGAACCTCCCCGGCCACTTCATACCCCTTTTAAGGAATCCCAATCGCCTGGATTAGCTGGGGGAACAGACCGAGGCCCGCTTATATACTCATCAAGTAGTGGACCGCCACCTCGAGGCAGGTCTACAGCCTCAGGCGGACAAATAACATCCTTAGCCCACCCCATAACCAACTCCCCTATTTCTTTAATAGGAGCTACGATTTCATGGTACTTAGGAGTTTCCATATCTACATTAAATACCTATGTGATAAAAAGCACAACCAACTAGTATATGTATAAGTATTTAGAGGCTGGGAAAGTCCGGTTTCCTATCTCGTAGGGAATGTACCGCCCATTCATGTCAGTTATATCCACCGTGCCGTCAGGATTCACGGCAGTTATCAGCACCACATGCCCGGAAGTCCAACCAACCGCCCCCACTCTCGGCTCTGAGCCTGTCCCCCACCCATCGGCCTGAGCATTAACCAGCCAACCCGAGGCATTACCCCAAGTATTAGGTATCTCCGGCCTAAGATCCTTAACATACCAAGTACATTGCCCAGGTTCATAAGTATTAGCAGTAGCAATAGGGGCAATAGGAATTAGTTCTGCCATCTCAGACGCTTGTATAGGCTCTACAAGGCTTATTTGAGGCACTAGGTACCCCACCTCAATCGGAGGGGGTTCAGGCGGTTTATAAGTTAGTGTGAGCGACCCCAGGGTCACGAGTTCTACAATCATAGTGCCTGAGCCGGGACGCTACTGAAAATAGCTCAGACCCTCAACTATACAGTAGGCTTAACAAGTCGTGTCAAGCCCGTATTTAGACCGAAGCCCATTCCCCAGAACATATTGTTACTTTATGAGCAGTGTAGGAATGCTGGAGTGTCGCAGTCTCCGAACGCCTTGGTGTTTCACGTGCGTCTCCTTGTACAACCTTGCTGTGTTATTTGCACCCCTAAACCACCCATAAATCCTTACTTTGCTTGCTTGGCTAGAACCGCAGGTCAAGCGGTTAGTTTATTGTTTAGGTACTAACTCAAGCGAGTTGCTGCTTGTGTCGTAATATCCTACTGCTCGATACTGGTCTCGCAACCACTCTCGGCATCTTATCTTAAGTTCTGACTTTAGGTGTTCTCGGTACTCCCTGTCGCTATTTAAGTCAGCAACGTGGCACAAGCTACCAATTAAGGTATCTAGGTGTTGGAAGTCCACAGCTATCCTGTCGGGTACATCTGGGTCGGTCGTGCCTTTTATTAACCGACTATTGTCTTTTTCTCTAGGCACTATAATGTCTGCTCTCTGGTTCATATTCTTGTTCCTTTTCTTGTTCTTGACCTGCGACCCCAACCAAACATCTTTCTATATATAGGGGCAGGGTAGGACGGGCTAGTTACCACATATTTCTATGGGCGTTCATGACTGTTAGCCTGTGGAACGAAGGTGGTGATGTGGCGAAAGTTATCGTCAATTAGCCACGCCTCCCTAGCTACGTTAATTTTTCCGTCCAACTCCACCCCCACTAAGGATGTGTTTGGTTTATATTGTAAAGGTTCTATTGTCTCTTTAGCTTATTCCGCTTCTTGACCTTTTTCTTTTCTGCTTCAATCTTGGCTTCGTATTCAGCCTTGATTCTATCTATCTCTGAGGTGTCAGTTATCTTCTCGATCAACTGTTCGACTTCGTGTTCTAGTTGTTTGACTTTAACTTCTGAGGTGTTAGCCATCTCGCCCTTTAATATAGGCAGGACTGCACACCTACAGTTAGGATGGAGTGGTGGATCGCCGTCCGCAAACTCATCGCCTGAGTAGAAGTTACCCTTAAGAGATACTATGTTGCCGTCATATGGTTCGCATTCAGGACAGGCTCCAGGTGATACCAGCCATTGCTTGCCTACTACCTCGCCAGATTGCTCCCAGGCATCTATGGCACTAATGTTAGAAGTCCTTAATACTTCGGTTCTGGTGATCCTCTCGGCTTGCATCTTAGAGTAAGAGTCAAACTCACCTCTAATGTTCCGCGATATATCTGGGATAGACTGACCCTGCTTGACTCCGTTAGTGATTAGGTCGATCAGTTTATCTTTATCGGTGGTGACCATTGAAGTAGCAAACATCTCTACACGCTTCTCTATTAGCTTTCTGACGTCAGTAGGGATGTATGGTTTGCCAGAGTTAATCAGCCCTAGTGCTTCATTACCAGCTTGAACCGCAACTTCCATTAACAGAGGGGTGAAGTCTAGAGTAGCTTCCGTGATCAGCTCATCATCTACAAACAAAGCTTTCTTTTGCATATCAGCGACTTCGGCTGGCATAGCTTCCAGTGCTTTGTCTACCAGTCTATTTATAAAAGACTCCACTTTATCTTGGAACGCTAACTCCACAGTCTCGACGATAGCGATTTGTTTCTCGTAGTACTTTTGGATTTTATCGGCGTTGAATCGTTTCTCTACTTTCTTACCTTTGACCATTTTCTCAGCTACAGGTCGTACTAACTCTTTGATCTTCTTATACTGCTCTACTTGCTCCATTTGCTTTCTAACAATATGGTCAGTCTTAACATATCTTAGGGCTGGTGGGGCTTGGCTTATTCGCCTGTCGGTCCTTTGGAATCCAAGCTCGTCGCCACCATCTATTCTCTCCATGCCAAGTTCTTCCCGAGCTTCGTTAGTGGTGATGATGTCGGCACCGTGTAGAGTAGTGACCTCGCCTATCTTCTCGGTTTCATCTTCTTCAACTGGGTCGCAGAATCCCAGTAATAGGTTGTCCCCATACAAAGGTACTAAGAACTCATTAAGAGTATCGGTGATGCCTTTCATATCAGGTCGGACAGTTTTTCTCATCCAGGCCAGCATGGAGGCTTCGGCGTTGGCTCTGTTCACATCATCGGTAATACCTAAAGCTGTTTTGGTGTTTCCAAAAATAACCATGATTTTATCTCGCAACCACTCCTGTTGTTCTAGGAATTGAGCGTCTTTATTGGACATCTGAACTGTCTTAGGCTCTACTCCACCTGAGAAGATAGGAACTTTGTAGGCGTTCTGTGTACCGCCGTAGGTGTTTCGGAATTCAGAGTGCAGTTGTTTCAACTGTTCATCGGTCAAAGATTTCTCGGTGGTAAGCATCAACTGAGCTATCAAACCTCGCTCAAACAGCTTCTTGTTAGCTTCAATAGCCATTGTGTCGGTATCTATGGCTTCGGCTGCGGCTTCAACAGCACTTTTGCCTCTATAAAAGTTCCGAGGGTTGGGTACTTTGAAGTGAATGATCTCTTCAGGCTCATATTTAATCTCAATCGGTTCGCCCTTGATCGTATCCTTGTACGTGTAGCTTTGGATAATCCTCTGTGATCCCTCGGCTTTACCTAAATCTATGGTCACCTTATCGGGAGGTAGGATGAAGATGTTGTTTATCTTAAGTCCAGTCTTATCCACATACCAGAACGCATCGCCAGCCAGCTTCCTGTGAGACTGTGTGGTATAGAACCCGTCGTAGGCTGATGTGAACTCGTTGAACTTATCCAACGCGTCTAGTAGGGGGTGTGAGAATATCCTGTCGTACACTATTTCATCCCTTACAGTTCTGACTCGGTACAGCTCAAACTCAATACAAGCTACTTCCTTAGCGATGACATCGTTGTTCCTATAGACCCAGCCTTTGTTGGCTTCTAGGACTTTAGAGCTTACCTGTGTCTCATCTACTAAGGGTTTGGATGAGAAGTCCAAAAATCCACCAGTAATAGATTTGGCTTTCTTCTCTACCTCTTTGATAACTTCGACAACTGTTGAGTCAGCATCCTTGCCTGTTTTGATTTGTCCGACTAGTGGAATCTTAAACTGCATATTTATCCCTTATTTTTATAGCGTCTTTTAGGCTCATATATCTACCG